AGATGAACAGTTTGCACGACTCATGAAAGACATGGGCGTACCAGTTAAGTTGCCTGAGCCGCAGAAGGAGGAAGCATGAACGCATATCGCATGTATGACCGTGAAGAGTATCGGCGTGAAGACGCTGAGGCTTTAAGCATTCTTCAGGATGAAGAGGAATCGGAACTCGCCGACCAGTTCGATAACGAGCTGCCACTCAGCAAGCTTGAAACCATGCTCACATCAGCTCTGAGCGCCGATAAGAAAGCCGTCAGCTCGGCATTCATGGATAACGTTGAGTTTCAGGAAAAGGCCGCTGAATTTCTGCGGTTTGCTGCGGAAGTTATCGGAACCAACCAGGCGAAAATTAACAGGAGCTTACAGTGAGCAATCAGTTAGTTGATCGGGTTTTCGAAATCGTTAACCCGCTTAAGTCAGAATTTGAGCAGGTATGCAGCGAGCCGTCGATTAACTTCAAGCGTGAGTCAGAGTTCGCAATGCAGATTTTTGCTAGCAATGACTACCTGGCGGGCATTGCTGTAAACAATCCAGTATCCACTCGCAGTGCGATCATGAATGTTTCTGCAATTGGGATAACTCTAAACCCGGCACAGAAGCTGGCCTATCTTGTTCCGCGCAAGAAGGCGATATGCCTCGACATTAGCTACATGGGATTAATGCATATTGCCCAGCAATCAGGGGCAATCAAGTGGTGCCAGTCTTCAATTGTTCGCAAGAACGATGTTTTCCAGCGTGAGTTTATCGACCAGGCACCATGCCACAAATACAACGACTTCGACACCATAGAGCGGCGCGGTGATGTTGTCGGTGCTTATGTCGTGGTTAAGACTGATGACGGTGACTACCTAACGCACACTATGCGAGCGAAAGACATTTTCGACATTCGCGACCGCTCAGAGTCATGGAAGGCATACCGCAAGGACAGCAGCAAATTATGCCCATGGGTAACGGACGAAGAGCAGATGATCCTCAAGACCGTGGTCAAACAAGCAGCTAAGTATTGGCCCCGCCGCGAGCGTCTGGATACCGCTATCGATTACGTCAACACGGAAGGTGGCGAAGGCATCAATTTCAATCGGGAGCGGACACCAGAGCGTGATGTTTCCCCCGCCACCGCCGAGACTCTGCAAACCATCACTGACCTGCTTATCCAACTCAATAAAACGTGGGAAGACGATTTACTCCCGCTTTGCTCCAACCTGTTCCGGCGCCAGATATCCGAGCCATCAGTGTTAACGGAAGTTGAGGCGGTGAAAGCTCTCGACTTCTTAAGGAAAAAGGCGGCTGCATGACACCTGAAATCATTCTCGAGCGCACAGGCATTGATGTGCTTCACGTCGAGCAGGGAAGCGATGACTGGTTGCGTTTAAGGCTCGGAGTTATCACAGCGTCGGAAGTTTCGAACGTCATCGCAAAGCCACGGAGCGGCACAAAGTGGACAGATATGAAAACGTCCTACTTCCACACTCTACTCGCAGAAGTGTGCACAGGAGTGGCGCCAGAAATTAACGCTAAAGCGTTGGCGTGGGGTAAGCAAAACGAAGATTCGGCACGGACACTGTTTGAGTTCACAACGGATGTGCAGGTGACAGAAGCGCCGATCATCTTTGGTGATGAATCATTGCGAACTGCATGCTCACCTGATGGGTTGTGCGACAACGGATTTGGCCTGGAACTTAAGTGCCCATTCACCTCCCGCGACTTCATGAAGTTCAGGCTTGGCGGCTTTGATGCAATCAAATCTGCATACATGGCGCAGGTTCAATACAGCATGTGGGTAACGGGTAAGGATGCCTGGTTCTTTGCAAACTACGACCCACGCATGAAGCGTGAAGGGATTCACCATGTGGTTGTTGAGCGCGATGAAAAGTACATGCGTGACTTCAATGAAATGGTGCCGGAGTTCATCGACAAGATGGATGAGGCGCTGGCTGAAATTGGTTTTTCATTCGGTGAGCAATGGCGGTGAGTGATGAAACACTTAATTTTCTACCGGCGCGGCTGCAATAACTCAGGGATGAAAGAGCGGGTTTGCTGGCGGCTTAGTAAAGGGCCAGCAACCGGCTCGGAACTTGCCGCAATGCTCGGAATGGATTTGCCAGCGTTTAACCGTTATGCCCGGAGCGCCCTTCTTTCTGGTTCTGCCACTGCGGTTATAACAGCAAGTGAATGGGTGAAGCTTGAAGGTCGCAGGCTGGACAGGACTTACACGCTGGAAAAAGTTGGCGGGAACCGGGTAAAACCAACCGCAGGTAAAAGCATTCTGGTTAGCAAAAGAACCCTTTCACATCTTCACCCAGGCATGAAAGAGAAGAATATCGAAGCGGCAAAGCGCCGGGCTCGGCTTATTAAAGCTGGAATTTATATCGACGCACTCGGCTGAGTGCACCCCTGCCCCACCCCGTCAAATCCAAATTCCAACATTTCACCTTGTCATCGACTAAGGGGATTACCCATGCGAAGCAACTCATACAATCCCGATCTTACGCCGGGAGACTTAAAAATTGACCGCCGCCAGCGCCCAATGCCATCACGTACTGAGTTGATGAAGCGCTGCAGTTTCCCGCATCCAGACCAGAATCGGCACATCGACGCATTCATTAAAGCCGCTCAGCACTGAGGAAAGAATAATGAGCAATAACATCGGAGCGCCGCCAGAGCGTGAATATTTCGTTCTGAGTGTCGGGCACACTCAGCGTAGCAATCCTTACATCGTGCTGTGGGCTGCTGATAATTCTGGCTACCGTGGGCGCATTGAGGCTGCCGGGCGTTATCCGGAGAGCCTTATCAAATTGAAACTGGCGTACTACAACTGCGGGTGCGCCAACGTGGCGGTTCCGTGTGATGTGCTTGAACCTCTTTCACATCCGGTTAAGCCTGGTTTCTTTGATGACGACAACGGCCGGTGGCTTCGTAATAACGCAGCAACGTGGAAAATTGCGCTGGCTAATCTGATCGCCGAACCGGAATACAAGCCAGAACCTGAATATCGTGGCGCACCACGCAAGGAAGGAAACAATGACTAAATCACTCGAAGCACTGATTGCCAGCGTGCGTGAAAAAATGAAGCGTCCGGATGAATTGGGCGGCGTGATGGTCGGGTATTTCACCCTCGACGCACTGATAGCAGCCCTGGAAGAAAAAGATATGCGCACAAAAGCATGTGTGCACGCATTCGAAGGAATCGAAACCGAACGTATTGCCGGGAAAAGTCTGGGTGAATTTTTAGCGGGAGAAGTTCACCTCAATAAGGCAGAGCCTAAGCAGGATGGTAGCTTTGGGTTCACGTTCTCAGGGTTCGCCATTCAAATGATGGCTGAGTGTTTTGCAGACCAATTCAAATCATCTGGTGCTATCAATTACCTTGAGTTGCTTTTCGAGCATGCAGATATTGGCGAAATGACAGTAACTATGCAACGCAAGGATGGACTGACACCAGCTCAGAAACTGGCTGCAGCAGAGAAGTGCATCGAAGAACTCGAAAAGTCTCGCCTCGGGACAGAAGAAAGCTTGATAGCAGCGGTAGACAATATCGCAGAACTTGAGGCCCGCCAGCTATGCGTTAAGTTGCCAAATATTCCCAATGTTGGTTCAGATACAGAATGGTATCAGGGCTTTATCAAAGGCGCTGAAGGCATGAGAAATGAGTGTGCAATGTCAATACGCGCAGCTGGCGGCACTGTGGCAGGGAGTGATTGAGATGGGAAAAGTAACTTTTGTTGTTGAGTTTGAAGACGGAAAAGATCCCGCTGTGAATGCTGGTACTGAGATTCTCGGCGGCAAACTAACCTCCGTAGCATGGCGCGATGCTGTTAACGAAGCGTGGTTTAGTGTTCACGATTGTCTACCGCCTGGTAACGAGAACGTTCTGCTTTTTGATGCAAATGGGGAAGGTAGGATTATTGGTTGGCGCTCACTGTGGTACGGACCAGGCCAAGTTGAAACTGGTGAGTGGGAATGGTCATTCCAGATTGAAGGTATGACAGACCTCGACATTACCCATTGGGCACCTATTCCAGAAGGACCGGAGGATTTATGAGCAACATCAGCATTGAGCGGCTGGAAGATTTCATTCGCAGCCCGTTGGAAAATGGATTAACTCGCGGTGAGCAAATGGAAATTTCCCGCGAACTCTTGGAATACCGGAATGCGAAGCCTGTTGGCATCACAGACCGCAGTGAAATTGAGTGCTTAGGTCGAGGTGAGATGGCTAACGTAATGCCGCATGATTACAAGGGAGTTGATAAGGGTGATGAAGTGTTTATCTACGCTACGCCGCAACTCAAGCCCGAAAAGTGTCATAAATGACCCATTACTACCAATTCACCACGAAATTAGCTCATACATGAACCAATAACCCAATCACAGTTTATATATGAGCTATTCAGAGTAAATTTTCAGATTAAAGACCATATATGACCGCCGAGTGCGGTTTTTTTACGCCTGGCTGCCGATGTGCGGCCTTTTTTATTTGCGTGTAATTGCAGAGGTAAAGCTATGTACTTAACGCTTCCAGAATGGAACGCCCGCCAGCGCAGGCCAAGAAGTTTAGAGACCGTTCGCCGGTGGGTGAGAGAGTGCAGAATTGTTCCCGCCCCAATGAAGGATGGCAGGGAATATCTGTTTGATGAAAACGCCGTGAAGATTGAGCCATC